CGTTGGTGCCGGTGGCGGAATAAGCGGTGTGGAGAGACGCCTTATCACTGGCGGCGAATTCGGTGTCTAGGATGGCATTTCGACGAGCGATTGTCAGCATTTTATGTCCTTTCGTTGGGCGTAAAAACCCGCCGAAGCGGGTTGGGTTTTTTGGTCGGTTACTAGAGGGCGCTTGATTCCCGTCGCTTCGCCGACAAAAAACTTGGCTACCGGCGCAGTGGTGGGCGCCGCCCACATGGCGCAGCGCACGTCGTATTCGGTATCGGGATCAGGCACCCCTGCCAGATTCTTGAGGGCGGCAGAGAAGCCTCCCGCTATAATTTCTGAGCGCAGTGCGGTGAGACTCATCGCTCATCTCCTCGGTTTGGACGTACCTAACGAGGAGGCACATCTGGGTAAGCGTTGCGCAAGTATCAGCCTTAGCTCATGACCGCCTGCGTCATGAGCTAAGGCTGAGCAGGGCTTACGGCGTATTGAAGTTGATCGTGGAACTATTGACTGTGAAAGTGCCTGCGGTCGTGATCACGTCGGCACCAAAGTCATTCACGAACACCAGCTCATCCGCACTGGACGCACCGCCACGAGACTTGTAACAGGCCATCTTCCGCGCTGTAATCGTCGAGCTTGTCCAAATGGTTGTGGGGATCACAACCTGCAAGCGGTCATTGGCTGTGTCTTTAGTGAAGGTGGGTACAACGGTATTGCCCCCTGCGGTGTAGCCAGTTCCCGTCACTTCGTTCGTCACGTCCGAACGCTTCATGTGGGTGTCACGGTCCTCCGTGTAAGCAGAGGTGGTGAGTATGCACTTGAAGGTGTCCGTCTTGACAATATTGCCCGACACGACATCGTAGAGGAACGAGTTATAGACAAGTGATGCGGCGCTGGCGATGGGCGCGAACAGCGCGGCAGCGATAAAAAACAGGGAGAGCGTGTGGCGTTTGATGAAGTTCATGTCGGTGTCCTTTATTGTTATTGTTTCGACGGTATTACCGAACAGGACGTATAGTAAAGGGGTCAGCGGATCAAGTCAAGCGTTCCCTCTTCCGTCGTCAAAAACGGAGCCCGTAGGCTCCGTTTTCTCTCAACCACCCCTCTATTACGGGATTAGGCTCAGCACGTCGTAGGCGTCGTCATACAGGCGATAAACGATTTCGCCGAAGTCGAAGCGGAGTGCAGTGCTGCGTTTCAGGACGAATGCCTCAACCGCTTGATAGGCCGCAGTCAGCGACTTGACACGATGGATACCCCAGCGGGTGTCGATACCCATGATGGTATTCGCCGGCCAATTCGGGTCATTGGTGATGAAGACCTTGACCTGATTTGGCCACACTGCATTGACCACTTGTGAAAGCGTGTCAATCCGCGTGGATGTGGGGTTATCGCCCACGATCACCGGCTTGCCAGTACGGTTTTCAATCGCCAGGGCGCCGTCCATATCGGTTACGACGTGGGTGATGATGCGCTTGGTGCCGTTGTTGAACAGGTACTTCATCCACGCCTTCTGAGTCAGAGCGCCAGAGGCGGAGATGGTGGCGTCAAAAGACGAAGCCTTGAGCACCTTGCCGCTGATGGACGAGAGGGATGCCATACCCATATCCGGGTCGCCGGCATACAGCGAGTAAATGTAGTTGTTGGCGCGTTCGTTGCGCTCAACCGCCGCTTGACGAGCGATAGCCATCGAGAGCAAGTCAAGTGTGGTCGCTTTCACAGCCTGATCCGAAATTTCCACGCCTAGGGAGAACGTCGGAATCTTGCGGGTAACTTCAGACACCGTGATACTCAGCATCGAAGTCGGCAGGGCCAACTGACCGATGGGCTGGGCGCGAGCTGCACTTGGGCCGCTGTAATTCAGTACCGGGCGCTCAAAGCGGTCATTGTTGATCGCATCGTCAATAGCCACCATCGAGTCGAAAGCATCAGGGGTGATGCTCAGGTTCGGGATCAAGCGATCTTCAATCGCCGTCAGGATCGCAGCGGGAAACAGAATCCGCGAAGTGGGCAGCGCATCTTTGACGATGGTGCCGGCTTCCATGCGACCGTGGCCGTTGATCACGTCATCCAAGGTTGAGGCGCGGATGCCATTCTCAGGGTCGCTCTTCAGGAAAATGTTCTCCGAAGCCAGTAGCTGTTCGAACGAAGAGCCATAACGCTCAGCGTTCGTCGGGTACTGAGTGTTCACGAACTGCGAGAAAGTCATGCCGTTGTCAGCAGCAGCGCGGTACATATCCACGGCGATTGGGACTTGTTGGGTGTTGCCTTGTGCGTCGAGTATTGCAGCCATTTATTGTTCTCCTTGTTTGGCTTTGGCGATTGGGATTAACGATTTATACGATCAATAACGCCGACCGTACCAACCGCGCCGGTACCTACCGTCCCGAGAGAAATGACGCGCCAGGCGTAGTACATGCCAGTCTGCGTGGTGGCTTTGCAAACCTTGGGGCCGGCGCCAAGTGCAGTGTTCTGCGCCGTTATGGAGCCGGACACTACGTAGTCACCGATAGCGACAGTGCCCGTGCCGGGAGTCGCCTGGAGACCGTCGAACACGACGGCTTTGCGTCCCTCAGGGCGTACCGTACCAAGGTTGTAATCATCGCTCGTAGCCGGTTCAACCGCCACAATGAAACCCTCAATCTGATCGCCCGCCACAGCCAGGTCGTAACGGGACTCCCCGACCAGCTTGACGGGCTTGCCCACTTCGGTATTGCCGTACTTGTTGGCGGCGGAAGCCGTCATCGTGCCGGCGCCGAGCCGAGCGGTGAATGCCTCGTCATAGACGTTGAGCAGCTCATTCATCAAAAACTTAGCAGCCATCTTTGGTTCTCCTTATTTGGAAGCGCGCTGGGCGCGGGTAGCTTTGATACGGGCAGCGTGAAGCGGCCCAGGAGCAACGGGTTCGTGATCCGAAGCAGCGGCATCCAGCGCAGCGATGCCCCCCTCTTTGAACTTCTTGCCAAACGCATCCGACAAGCGGGTGTGCTCGGTCAGAATCGAGGCCGCAGGCATCCCCGAGAGGTCGAGAGACGAACCACCGAGCGCGACCTGCATATTGGCGACCGACTTGCGGGCGATATCCAACAGCGGGCCAGCGGTAGATTCCGCACCATCCAGCTTGTCAGTCATAACCTTGAGGTCAACCGTAGCATTCAGCAGGGAATCGCTCAGGTCTTTCACCTGACCTTGCAGGAAGGCGACGATCTCAGGGTTGGCGGCAGCGACGGGGGCAGCGGGGTTGCCCACAACTTCTGCGGCAGCGACCACAGGCTCGGTAATGGCAGTATCCCCCGCAATTACCTCAACTGTGGGAGCATCAGCCATCAAAACCGGGGCGCCTGCGGCGATGGCCGCAATAGCTTGCTCGGTAAGCGCATTCTTCATGAACGTGGTCCCTCCAAAATTTGACGCATTATTGTCCTTTTGTGTATTTGTGTCAATAGTTTTCGCATTCAGCTTGCTCATCAGGTCATCAAACGTCATGATCCCGTCAACAAGCCCTGCATCCACCGCCTGCTGGCCTATGAACTCCCTGCCCTGCGCCATCGCGGAATCAGCGTGCGGGTAAGTTGTGCCTCGCGCCTCAGCAACGTGTTGCACGAATATCTGATAAGCAGCGTCAAGTTGGGACTGAATCTGCACCTTAGCCTCAGTGGTTAACGGTTCAACTGAGTTTGCAAGTGCCTTATATTTGCCGGCACGCATCACCGTAGCGTTGATCCCCTCAGCCTTCAGCATCTGGCTGTTTTCGGTATGCACCATGATTACGCCGATTGATCCCACGGAGGAAACGTTCGAGGCATACACCTCGCCGGCTGAAGACCCCAGCCAGTAGGCGGCGGAAAGCATCGCCCCACTGGTGAACGAGGTAACGGGCTTCACTTTGCTGTTGACCAGGCCGATCAAGTTGCTCACATCAGAGACGCCATTGACGGAGCCCCCCCCTGAATCAATATCCAGCACGATCTGCTGCACGTCGGGGTGCGCGGCGGCGGCAACCAGCGCCTCGCGGATCGCACCGTAAGATGTGATGCCCTTCAACTGATTCCTCCAACTGTCGTAGTTCGACATCGGACCCTTCATCTGGATGATGCCGACGTTGCCTGCAATCTCAAGTAGTTGAGGGAGTCCCCCATCCCGGCTCGTCTGCCCCGGGTCCGCCAGTGGGCCTGCCTCGATTTGAGACTGAGCTTCCACGTAAGCGTAGAAACTCGCCTCTTTACCCGCCCATAGCACATCTCCGTTGTATCGTTTTGTCATACCCTACCCCCTAGCCAAATATCTCGACAACCCCGGCCTTGACCGGGTTAGCTTTCTTGTTCTGTCCCCTGCCCTGCGAAGGCACATCGGGATTCAGATTTTGGTTCAGCGTCGAACCGTCATTGCTCGGGTGGGCAGCAGCGCCCCCCGACGAACCGGCAACAGCCGACGCACTCTTGAAGAACGTGCCCGACAATGGTTGCATCGCCTGGGGCGGCAAATTCCCCGTCAGTGCCAGCGAGGCTTCCTCGTCGGTGATCATGCCTATCGACAGTAGCTCCAGCAGCCTGGACTGCTTGGTCTGCTTAAACGACTCAAGCTCCGACTCCGGCCTCAAGTCGATGGGCGCGTAGCGGAACTCCACATAGACATCGAAGCCAAACAGACGCACCGCGAGAGTCAGTATGCGAGAGTAGAGTTCGTCCAGCTTGGCCTTGACCGCCCCCTCGGCGTTCTTCATGAACAGCAAGGTTTCGGTGGACGCGATATTGGAAGATCCCGCGCCGTGGCCAAGGATGGCCGGCAGGGTCTTCGCGCCGGTCGCCATCTTGGCGTCCGTCATCTTCCCCAGCACTTCGTACTCGGTCGAGAGGGAAATGTTGCCGTTGTTTAGGTAGTTGACGTTGATCAAGTCGAAATTGACCAGGGCATCTTCAGGGTTGAGGCCGTTGATCTGGGTCTGAACGTCCTCAATTATCTTATCCTGGAAGGCAGTCATCTTGACCTGATCGTGATGCGCCTCCTGTGGCACCGACTTCCTGAACTTCTCCTCGTCGATCACCACATTGATCCGGGGGTGCACTGCCCGCTTGATCACGCGCCGGATGTCATTGAAGAACTCCTGCGAGAACATAACGGGCTGCAAGGCGGACTCAAGCGGCGAGCTGGCGTAAGGCTCCAGCAAGTCCTGGTCGAGCGCCACGTAGAAGAAAGTGGGGAAGTCGAGGTCGATAGTCTGGCCAGCGATGCGCTGAACAGGTGCAAGTATCTTCGGGTCTCCCTTGTCCTGTATAAACTGGATGGCTGTCACTGACAGCGGTTGGATTCGGCGGGGCAACCGATCCTTACCCAGCACGAGTTCCGCCGCGCAGGCCCCATACGTCAGGATTTCCTTGGCGAAGCTCTCCGAATTGCTGCGCATCGAGCTGATCCCGGAGAACCCCTCGGTATAGTCGTTGAGCACGTCGAAGCGCACGATGAGTTGCTGGAGCAGTGATGTCGCGTCCCGGTTGAACGTCCCGTCCGGGTTCTTCGCAACGGCCGTGTAGCTACTGGTAATCGCTGCCCGGATGTAAGAAAAAACAGCAGCCGAGAGATCGGGCGTCGCCGCCACCATCTGCCTCATCACCTGCGCGGTACTGCCTTGATTGCGCAGCGTGGTGATGTCGGTGTTCATCAACCGACGATCATTGACCGGCAGGGGCGCCGTCGTTGGCGTGGCGGTCTTGAGGTACCCAGGCATGCCATAGCTGCCGGGCTTAACCTTTGGAGGGGCTATGGGCGCGAGCTTAGTCGCAGCGCTCAGCGCAACTCCGCTCAACCAACCCTTGAAGTTTCCGAGCATGTGGTCATGCCTCTTCTAATTTTCTCCTATCGTACTTTAATACGACCCGGAGCGCAATAGCGTCAATCATTCTCCTTGACGCGGAATGAGGTTATCAAGGTTGGGATTACGATCATCGAGCGAGTCATTCCGAGCATCCGCGAGGCTGTCCAGGCGTAGAGCGAGGCGTGGTGGAAGTGGTCATCCCCGGCTGTGGATTTCTGCCAGACGTAGGCAAGTTCTTCCTCCGCCGTGTACTGCTTCACCCTCTTCATATCCTGGAGTTGCGACACCCAAACGTCATCGTTCTTGTCAGACACTTTGTGCAGCCCCCCGCCCCGCAGCATGTCCATGAACCCGTCAAACGCCCGGTTGCGATTTACATTGACCTGGCGCAGCGAGTTAACCCCAGCCCCCTCATCCTCGTCCTTCTTCCTCACCACGTGCGTCTCAATCGACTTCACACTGGTGTAGTAAGCGGCGTAGAGGTTCATATCCTCCTCCTGCATCCTCATCACCGTCTCAGTGTAGGGCTGCGCATCAACAACGGTCATCCGAACCCGCCACTCCCGCGCGAGTTCCTTGCGCCGCTTCACCACCTCCCCCACCATGATGATCTCCGTGTGCACGATATACACCAGCGAGTCCGGCGCCACCGCCATGATGACGCAATGGCAGAGCAAGCCCATATCCAGCCCCATCACGATCCCCCACGCCCCACTGGGCTGGCCCTGGATGATGGCGCCCCTCAGCTCGGCTTCGGTGAGCGTGGAATCCTTGTCCTCAGAGGGGAGGCCGAGGCCGTAGTTGATGAAGTCAGGCAAGCGTTTGTACTGCACCGACTGCTCTATCAGGTACCCCGGCGCGATGATGTTGGGCGCGTCGAACGGGGATATCTGGTAGCCGGCCGCAACAAAGTGCTCACTCGGATTCTCGCAAACCCACTCCCGGTGCTCCGGCTGTAGCGATGGGGCCTTCCCACAAGCCGGGCACGCCACATACGCCTCCTGGTAGGCAATGTGGTAGAGGCTGTGCTTCGTGATCTCGTGGAGATCGCCCGTAAACCCCGCCACCCGGACATGCGCATAATAATCGGGCGAGAACCACTCATTGCAATGGTTGCACTTCACCAAGTTGAAGTGCCGGCGCGATCGCTGAAACTCGTAGTCGATGCCGTAGCCAGGGATGGTTGGGGTCGAGAGCTTGGTTTTGCGCTTGTACTTGGAGTGGGTCAAGCGTGACTGGTACTGCGAAATCACCTCTTGGGAGCTGAAATCCACCTCGTCATGTATCAAATGATCCGCTGGTATGCTGATTGGCGCATTGTTCGACTGGCTCCCCTTGAGGTAGAGATAAGAGTCCCCAAACCGCTTGACCTCAGCATTGTCCGTCGAGTTATGCACTGCCGCCGACAGGTACTCCGACCCGTCGATAATCGGGTCAAGCCGTGTCCGCATGAACGTGCCGGCAAACTTGGCCGTAGGCAGCGTGTAAATGACCGTGTAGCCGGGGATGATGTTACACAAGGCCACCGCTAGGCGGGCTGACGCTTCCGACATCCCCACCTGGCTGGGCTTGCGGATCACTACCTCCTGGGATTCCTCGCGAAGAAACCTCTCCTGATACTCGTGATCAGTGAAGCTGAAGGGCGAGCCGTTGTGCTTAGTATGTTTGCACAGCCACTCCGGCAAGGTCTTGATCGTGTGCGCCTGTAGCGTCGATGACTTGATGCGCTGAAGGTGATAGTCGAATATATTGTCGCGCATAATGTCTGTTCGTGTAATCGCGTCAATTACGCCTATTAACTACTAAAATTAGCCCAGGTTAGTCCAAAATTAGGAGTTAATGAGCCAAAATGTGGTGATTATGGCCGCTCAAAGATGTAAAAATGCAGCGATTAAGGGACAAATATGAGCCAAATGTCCCACTAAATGTCCCTTATTCAGCACGATATCCGTTAATGCAGCGTCTCATACTCATCGAAAAACGTCTCCACTTCCCCCTCCGGCCACTTGCGAAGCAGCTTAATCAGGGCGCTTTCGATGGCTTTGAAACGCTCCGAGGTGTAAAACTCAGCCTGCATCTTGGTCAATTGTTGCAAGGTTGATGCGCAGGAGTTGGCCACCTGCGCACGCTGGTTCGACGGCGTGGTCTTATCGTCCATGACCCGAGTCTGCAAGGTCTTCACGACCTGGAACTGGATCACCAGCTCGGTCTCCAGATCCAAGTCTTTGAGCTGTGTGGCTGGCAAGCGCTCGTCGATCTGCGCGCGCAGCGCCAGCAGACCCTCTATGCTAAACCCGGCCAGAGGGGCCGGCTCGGGGGGGCCGGCTGGGTCTAGCTGTTCACTCTTGTCGTACATGCTCACTTTCAATCCTGTTGGCAAGCTGCCTTCGCTTGGGCAACGTCATCTTCTGGAGGTCTCGCACGACCAGCCCCTCCCCGTTGAGCAGCTTGGTGACCCACCTGTACATCTGCCGGGAACACACTTCGGCGTTCTCGGCCGCATCAGCCATCGGCATGGTTCCGTCAATGACGCAAATCGCGTACTTCTGACGGATACCGTAGCGCTCTTGCGCCTTCACCGACGTTTTCTCCCGCACTTGCACGGCCAGTGGCCTCGGCTTTTTTATACCGGCGATTCCCACCAGGCGATTCACTTGCCGCGTCGTCACGTTCAACGCTTGCGCGGCATGGGCCGTGGCCGCAGACTGGGCCTCGCGGCTTGGGTACGTCTGTGACAGTTTCTTCATTTCCCGAACAAGTGTGCCGAGGCGGCTGCCCCACAGGGTCAGCATTTGCTTTACCACTTTCGGCTTCATGTCCAAGGCCAGGGCTGCTTTTTCTATTGTTATATCGCCCTTGCCAGCGAGGTGAATCACCTCGTAAGGTAAGGTTGTATTCTTCAAGACTGGAGTCTCCTTCGTTAAAAGTGTCAGGATGGTAGGGCCTTTTCAGGCCCAGGTCAAGTTTTCCCTCGCTCGAATGCATCGTGGTCGTAAAGGTAATTGTCCAGGATCAGCGTGACTAGCTTATCCCTAGAAATGCCCATCAGATCGGCTATAAGCTCCAGCTTCTTTACCAGCAGAGGATCAACATAGACGTTTGTTTGTATGTACTTCGGGTCCTTCGTGGGCAATTTAGCTACTAGATTCATTTCGATTACTCCAGTTTCAATCCTTTGGAGCACACGGATATCACTCTGGGCCCGAGCCTCAATAATCCTGTTCGTGTTAGCCAGATGCTCCCCCAATATTCCCCTGATAAGGTCAGATCTACTTTGGCCAGTTCGTTTAAGTACCCCCTCAATCGCTTTTGAAGAACGTGGGGTAATTCTATACCTCAATAGCCTCATCGCCATGCCAATTTCTCCTTTATATTTATGTGGCTAGCCATCAGGGTTAACCTGGGGGCATACGAGTGGAAGATGTCACGGACTATAAT